GTTGGTGACGAACATGCCGCATTGGCAGTTTTGATCAACCGTGTTGCTAACTTGATCGCTCAGCGTACACGTCGTGGCGCTGGTAACTGGGCTGTTGTTTCTTCAGCTGCATTGACAGTATTGCAATCTGCAACTACTTCAGCATTTGCTCGTACAACAGAAGGCACATTCGAAGCACCTACAAACACTAAGTTTGTTGGTACATTGAACGGTGCAATGCGTGTGTTTGTTGACTCTTACGCTTCTGATACAACACCTGTATTGGTTGGTTACAAGGGTTCAAGCGAAGCTGACGCAGCTGCATTCTATTGCCCATACATTCCGTTGATGAGTTCTGGTGTTGTTCTTGATCCAACAACATTCGAACCAGTAGTAAGCTTCATGACACGTTATGGATATGTTGAGTTAACAAACACAGCATCTTCATTCGGTAACGCTGCTGACTACTTAGGCGAGATCGCTGTACAAAACTTGTCATTCTCTTAATCCAGAATCGACACGTACTACCCAGGGATGGGAAGTTCAAAAAGCTCACTTCGGTGGGCTTTTTGTTTGGCCACTAAATATTGATATGATAGACAGTATTAAATTTGGCAACCTTGTGGCAGAACCTAAACCCCCTGCACCCATTGGTAGCACAGTGGGCTACGGCACAGTCCGAGTATTAAATCCTGTTCCTGTTTACAACAAGAAAGTTAACCCAAATGGCTAACCCACCTCCACCATATTCCGATGTTACAGGCATCAGCCGTGCTGTAATGAAAGACAACGCACAGGCCAACATTGTTGCCTACAACGGCAATGCTAGACCTAGTGAGCTAGTAGTAAGTCAAAGCGATCAAACAATCTACGTTGGCAATGTAAACGGAAACCTAAACAAAGTTATTCAGTCATCGGGCGCCAATGTATTTTTAGGAAATGTGCGAGTGGTAGCAGATGTTACAGGAATGATAGCACTGTATTTGGATCCTGCCACAGGAGAAATAGTAGCCTATCAACCTTGATCTAATTCACTAGTTCTCAGCTCGTTAAAGTAATCAAAATCTTCTTTGTAGCACCACTCTTCAACCTGGCCGTTTTTAGGAGCATATAGACCTAATTTTTTATGTTGAGTTGCCTTAATTTCTTTGCGTAATACAATACGAAACTCTTCTCGAATTTTGTCTTTGCGACGCGGTCTTAACAGTACATAATCAATGGCCATAATGTAAAATTATACACATCTATCAATCAAAAAGCAACAAAAACGGTAAATACTTGTCAACGCAATAAGGCGTTTTATGCAGGCTTAAGACCCCTGCGTAGCGGCTAGAACCCGCATCGGACTTCTATTAAGGAGAAAACAAAATGGGTCGTCCTCTAAAAATTAAAAAAGTAATCGAGACTGGTGGCAACACTGGTGTTGATATCGGTTTCAATCCGTTTGCAAGTTTAACTGCACCGGTGGCTCCTCCGTTGTTTGACAATGCCACTGAGTATCTTGGTGTTGTTGGTGGATCAAACACAGTTGATACAGCCAACTATCCTACTGTAAAATGCCGCGTGTTTATCACAGGCTTTGCCGAAGAAGATGGTTATATCATCCGTCAAAAAGGATCACACAAGTATCTAGTAGGTGGTACAACAGCTCGCACAGCGTTGGTAGCTAATAGTGCTTATCGTATCACTGTTGTTGGTGACACAGATTGGGCCAGCTATGGTGCAACTGGTAATCCACAAGTTGGTGATGTATTCACAGCAACAGTTGCTCTTGCCAACACAGGCACAGGCCGTGTTAACGCAGTGGGTCAGTGTGTATTGACTAGTGATTTGAGTCCAACAGCTGGTAACATGAGTATCAGTTACTTCAGTAACGATTCAACAGAAACAGCAATCAGTAAGTTAACTAACAAGTTCTTGCAAAACTTTGCAGGTGGTGCAACTGGTGGTAATGCTGACACAGGTGATGTATGGGCAGCCACAGACACAGTAGACAACGTTGCATTTGCAGCTAACTTCTTCAGTGATGAAGGTACAACTGCCAAATCTGGTGCTGAAGTTGATACATGGGGCACAAATGGTTCAGAGCAACTTTCAACAGGAGCTTTGGATCTAGCAATTGTAGAAAACTACAACAGTTAATTTCTACTCTCCCAAACAATCCCCACAATAAGTACTGTGGGGATTTTTATGGCCACAGCATTTGTATTAGGTAACGGTGTAAGTAGACAAGCAGTCAATTTAGAACTGCTACGTTCACTTGGAAAAATTTATGGATGCAATGCCTTGTATAGAGATTTCACACCCGACGTGCTAGTTGCCACAGATCGTCCTATTGCTACAGAAATACAAAATTCTGGATATCCTGCAAAAAACAAATTTTATACACGCAAACCCGTTGAAGGACAAGGCGCACTGAAAGTACCACAGGATTATTATGGGTATAGTTCTGGTCCTATTGCCACTGGATTGGCTGCTATAGATCAACATCATTGGATTTATATGATTGGTTTTGACATGGGCCCGGTTAACAACAATAAATTCAACAATATCTACGCAGACACTAATTTTTACAGAAAGTCTGATGCAACACCAGTATTCACTGGTAACTGGGTAAAACAAATACGTCGAATCACAGAAGATTTTCCTCGAGCACACTTTGTTCGAGTTCAAGGTAAAACCACAGCAGATATAGCAGAGTTTGCTAACATTAAAAATCTAACACATTTGCCCATGCACACTTTTTTAGACCGCATAAATAATCAAAAGGATCTTTAAATGGCTAGCTATAAAAATCTCAACAGTGATTGGTACATTGACGTCAACGGCGGAATTGGTACAATTTACATCGACGGTAACTTAGACGTTACTGGTAACATTACCTACGTCACTGAGATTGCGGTCAACGATGCGTTTATTATTGTGGCAGCCAACAACACTGGCACAGTAACTGACATGGGCTTGATTGCTCAAAAAACCAGCAACACTTACGCAGGTTTAAGATATGACACAACAGTAGGCGCATGGCAAGTTAGTTCAAATGTGGCAGTTGACGGATCACCTGTATCTGCATATGCCAATCTCAGTACCAGTACACTAACAGTGGGCGGATCTAATACACAAGTACAGTTTAACGATGGTGGAACGTTTGGAGCCACAGCCAATTTAACCTTCAATAAAACCAACAATGCTTTGACATTGTCGGGTTACGAAGTATTGTCAAACATTGGAACAGCCCCGTCGGCTGTAGCCAATTCAGTGGCTATTTACAACAATGCACCTGGTGCTGGCGCAACAGGATTATACACTGTGGGCACAACAACCACAGCTGACGAAGTTATTAGTTTAACTCGTGCAAGACTTTACGCAATTATATTTTAAGGAACAACAATGACTATTCAAGCATCAAACGTAACTACTGCCGGAAATGTGGTTTATACCAGTTCTGGAAACACTGTAGTAACCTTTTTAAGTATTTGTAACTACGATCTTACAACTCCGGTTACTGCAAACGTTTATGTAGTACCATCAGGCCAGAGTGTTGGCAACAGTTATATTACTATCAGTAATTTGGTAGTAGCCAACGTTGATACGTATCAATACTATGCTGGAAACGAAAAACTGATTCTCAGCAATGGTGATTTTATTCATATTGATTGCACAGCCAATACTGTTACAGCAGTAACTTCATACACATCAGCCTAATGGGATATTTTGTAAAGAATCGCCAGTTACAATCTGGTAGCAGTGGTGTGGTAGTTCCAACTGGGCCAGCAAGTTTACGCCCAGATTCCGCGCCATTTGGAATGATTCGATACAACACAGATATTGGCTATGTGGAATTTTTCAACGGTACAATATGGCAAAACATGGGTGTGGGCGGTATTGTAAGCTACGATGTAATCACAGCCACTGGCGATGGTTCAACTGTTGATTTTACATTAGACTTTGAATATTCTGATCCTACACAACTAATTGTATTTGTAGGATCAATCTATCAGGAACCCACAGTGTCATACACAGTCAGCAGTTTTACATTGACGTTTACTAGCGCACCAGCTGCTGGCATACCAATCAACATCATTCAAACCCAAAACTAATCAACTAAATACCCTATCACAGGGATAATTCAATGGCAATAAGTCGCGTTGCAGGTCAAATGTTAAAAGATGTACTCGAAAGAGACGGCATCGACATATCCTATGCCAACGCCAACGTGGGCATCAATACAGCAAGTCCAACAGAACGTCTTGAAGTAGTTGGTAATGTCAAAGGTAACTGGTTTCTTGGCAATGTATCGACCACTGGCAATATTGTAGCTGGAAACATTTCTGCCAACGTAGTCAATCTTGGAAATTTGTTCGGCGGCAATGCTGTGTTTACTGATAATGTAACAGTAGCAGGCACGTTGACATCTACATCAAATATTGTTGCCAACATTTCTGGTATTTTTTATGGCAACACAACAACTGGAGTAGGTGCTTTATTTGCTGGTATTCCAGGGTTCACTCCACTACCAAACACCGTGGTTCAAGTGGCAGGTAACGCTGAACCTTATGTGCAAATCAACTTTGAAAATATCAACGGCAACGGTACAACAGATTACATTGCCACAGCTGATGCTGGCACAGACACAACACATTACATTGACATGGGTATACTACCCCAACAAATAGTTTGGGCAATGTAATTGGTCCACTTGATGCTTATTTGTACAATCAAGGGGATGGTGTGGGCGGTACAGGCGGAAATCTAGCAATTGGAACCACAGAACCCGGGAGAGAAATCAGAATTTTCACTGGCGGTGTCAATGCCAATAGCATTGTAGCTACAGTAAGCAACATTGGTTTGACTGTGGTTGGAAATATCACCACTGGCAATATTACCATAAGCGGCGACACGGTAACAGGGCAAAGTAATATTATTCTTTTACCAACTGGAAATGTCAGTGTATCCAACGTCAATATCAACAATCTAGCAGACCCTGTGGCCAACTCGGATGCTGCAACCAAAAATTATGTGTTGAGTCAAATCGCCGGTAATGTTGTTAACATTGGAAATTTGGTTGTAAACGACACCACTATTACCACCGCTACAGCCAATGCCAATATTTCAATTGATCCCAATGGCACAGGAACATTTGTCATTGTTGGAACCAACGGATTTGTTATGCCCATTGGCAACACCAGTCAGCGTCCAAGTCCTGCTTATACAGGAACTTTGCGTTTTAACTCAGACTATGCTCGAATTGAGTACTACGATGGTGTAGAGTGGGACGTAGTTGCTGGTGGTATTACCAATCAAACTATTGAAACTGCTGACGGAGTTACTGATACGTTTGTGTTGGACCGAGAAAGCACCACAGCTGCGGTGTTGGTTATGTTAAACGGTATTGTGCAGATACCTGTAAGTTCCTACAGCGTCACTGGAAACAGCCTTGTTTTTACTCAAGCCCCAGCAGTCAGTGACATTATAGACATACGTTTCCTCTAAAATTTTTCTAGCATTTATAAACTGCTATTAAGTTTTTCTCACGGCTGCGGTAAATACTTCATAAATTGGAGATTGACTGCTATGGCCGTTACAAGAATTAAAAATAATCAAATCACCGACTCTTCAGCCGGTAACGTGTATGTTGGTATTAATGCCAGTACAAAAGTTCAAGATTACTCAATCACTGCTGGTAAAATTGCCAACAGTTTGGTCTATGGCAGTGATTTAACCATTACAGGTAACTTAACAGTCAACGGTCAAACAACAACTATTGACACAGTAAGCACAGTCATTGAAGATCCAGTAATTGTATTGGCTGCTAATCAAACCGGTTCTCCATCTGTAGACATTGGTTTTATTGGTGAGCGAGGCGATAGCAATAATATTGCGTTTGTTTGGGATGAATCTGCAGACGAATTTGTTACAGCCTTTACAACAGATTTAGTAACAAATACTACCATAACAATCTCCAGTTATGCAAATTTTCATACCAACGATGCCAACATTGGTGGTAATCTAGTAATCAATGGTACAACAAGTTTAGTAGGAAATATTACCAGTGCGTTAAATGTAACAGGTAACATCACCGGCGGAAACTTATTGACTCCGGGGTTGATTTTAGCAGACGGTAATATTACAGGTAGTAATTTGTCAGCTGGGTCTGGTACTATTGTTACTACAGGCAACATCAATGGTGCCAATGTAAACGCCACATCGGGTATTACAGCAGGTACCACAATTATTGCCACAGGCAATATCACTGGTGGTAACGTAGACACAGCTGGTCAAGTAGTAGCCACAGGCAATATTACCGGTGGAAATGTAACCACAGCAGGTTTGACCAGTACAGGAACACTAGCTGTTTCAAGCACAAGTAGCTTTACTGGTAATATCACTAGTCCATTCAACGTAACTGGCAACATTGCCGGCGGCAATATTTCTACTCCAGGGCAAATTAATGCAGTTGGTAATATCAGCGGTGCAAATATAAACACTACCGGAGTAATTTCAACTGGTACATTGGAAACCACTGGTAATGCATTGATTGGTGGTAACTTGATTGTTCAAGGTAACATCACATACATCAACATTGACGACTTGCGTGTTGAAGACCCAATTATTATACTTGGTACTGGTCCTAACGGCGCTCCATTGACAGTAGATGATGGTTTAGATCGTGGTATATTCATGGAATACTACACCACTGGTCTTGGCAATGCATTTATGGGCTGGGACAACAGTTCTGGCAACATGGTCATTGCCGCCAGTGCATATTTTACAGCCAATGACGTAGTTGGAGTAAACTCCTATGGTACGTTAGAAGCTGGAAACTTATATATTCAATCAGCAGTTTCGACTGGTAATATCACCGGCGGCAACTTATCAGCTGGTTCTGGAATTATTTCAACAACAGGTAACATCAACGGCGGCAACTTAAATGCAGTGTCTGGAATTACAGCCTCGACAGGATTCTTTACAGGCAACGTTGATGTATTAGGTAACTTAAATGCCACAATTGGTATTGTTTATGCTAACTCTGGTATTTTCTACGGTGATGCAGTAACTGGTAACAACGCTGCCTTTGCTGGTATTCCTGGATTCACACCATTGGGATCCAATATTGTAATGCAATTTGCTGGTAATGTTAATGCATATTCTCAGATTAACTTCCAGAATATTAACAGTGGCAATGTAGCATCAACAGACTATATTGCCACAGCCGACAACGGCGACGACTCTAACTATTATATTGATCTTGGTATCAACTCTAGCACATTTGATGATCCAGTAAATTATCCTGGATTTTATCCAAATGATTCTTACGTACACAATCACGGTGGAAACTTATTACTTAACCCAGAAACAGCTGGTACAGTTATCAAACTCATGGTGGGCGGTACAGCCAACTCTGATGTTATTTCTACTGTGTCAGAGCAAGGTTTATATGTAGACGTAGGTAATTTATATACTCCAAACATTACCAGCTTGTCTGGGCGTGTGACAGTAAACAGCGGTAGTGATGATGTAGACTTTGCGGTCAACGGAGACACACGTGCTAATGTTCTGTACATTGATGCAGGCACAGGCACAGCAAGTTTTGGTAATTCCACACAGACCACAGGAGCTATTGCGGCATTTAATGATCCTGGGTCAATATTGATGCCGGTAGGTAATACTGCCCAACGTCCAGGAACTGGTGTTCTTGGTATGTTGCGTTTCAACTCCACAGACGACAACTTGGAAATTTACAGTACTGCAGGATGGGAAGCTGTGGGTGTTCCTGTGTTTACAGTCATTGCCGACGAACAGTTCAACGGTGACGGCTCAACAGTGGCCTTTGTGCTTGGATCTGAGCAAACAACTGCTAGTTGTATTGTGTCTATCAACGGTGTGGTTCAAATACCAACTGTGGCTTACTCAGTAAGTGGCACAGGAACATCAACATTGACATTTACAGAAGCTCCAGAACCGGGCGACTTGATCGATGTTCGTCAGTTGACAACAACAACCAGTGTTACATCAATTAGTAATACCAGTGGTAATGCGGTAATTGCACCAAATTCCACAATTGCACAGCTTGATATTACTGGTAATTTAATTCCAGTATCAAATGTTACATACAGTTTGGGTAGTCCAACAAACTTCTGGAATGAGTTGTATCTATCAGGTAATTCGATCTACCTTGGCGATATCATTCTCAAGTCCAATGCTGGAAACTTAAAGGTTCGCAACTTTGATGACACAGCAGATGCTGCAGTTGAAGCGACATTTATTTCGACTAGTACAACATCTGGTAACATACAAATTGGGTTAAACCATATCGAAGTTACCAACGCCAACGGAAATCTTGAACTTCGTCCAAATGGTACCGGAAGTGTTGTTTTCTTCAAGGATCTCACAAACGGTCAAGCCAACGGTGTGGGCAATATTGGATCATCATTGACTTATTTTAACACAGCATTTGTTAAAGCTACATCAGCACAATACGCTGACTTGGCAGAGAAATATGTAGCCGATGCAGAATACGCACCTGGAACAGTACTAGTATTTGGAGGAGATAAAGAAGTCACTGTAGCATCAACTGACGCAGATCGTGCAGTGGCTGGTGTTGTATCAACTAATCCAAGTTATATTATGAATAGCGGACTAGACGCAGAGTATGTAGCTACTGTGGCACTAACTGGACGTGTTCCGTGTCGTGTAACTGGTACTGTGCGCAAAGGTGACTTAATGGTGTCGGCAGGATATGGTTTAGCACGTGCCGACGCAGATCCAAAAGTTGGTACCGTAATTGGTAAAGCTCTTGAAAGTCATGAAGGTAATGAGGGTGTTATTGAGGTAGTAGTAGGACGCTTCTAAACACTGTTTTAGACCCAAAGGTAGGACTCTTCGGAGTCCTATTTTTTTAACTAAATATAGCATATTATGGTGATAAACAATGGCATTAACTAGACCCCGTGCTTCGCAAATCTATGACATAGATTACAAACAAGCAACTCGTGTAATTACAACGACAAATATTACATTAAGTGGTGGAGCACCCAGTCAGGTTGATTCAGTTAATCTTTCTTTAGATGATCGCGTGTTGGTCACTGGTCAATCAAATGCGGCGCAGAATGGTATCTATTTTGTAGACACAGTAGGATCAGGATCCAATGGTACATGGGTCAGATCAAACGATACTAACACCACTGGAGAATTACTGGCTGGCACTATTGTCATGGTCACTGAGGGCACAGTATACCACGACACACAATGGAAACTTACCACAAACGATCCTATTGTTATCGGTGTCAGTGAATTAATATTTGAACAAAATTCAGCTTTTGCGTTTGGTAATGTTTATGCCAACAACACAGCAGTATTGGCCACCAGCGTCGGTGATGTTTTAACATTGAGTGCTGGTAATAATATCTCAATTATAGGTAACAACACCAGTAAAACAGTCTCAATTGGTGTAACTGGTATCAGTCTCAATAGTATCAGCAACGGAACTTCGAATGTTAATGTAGTAAGTCCAGATGGAAATGTTACTGTGGGAATTGCCGGAACCAGCAACGTAGCAGTATTCAGCCCAGATGGTGCCACTATTACAGGACACGTACTTCCTTCAGCAAATATCACTTATGATCTTGGTAGTCCAACTCAGCGTTGGCGTAGTATGTATGTTGGAGCCAACACTATTGACATTGGTGGTGCCACAATCAGTGCAAATTTATCCGCAGGTAGTTTGGTACTCACTGGACCCGACGGTGCTGAATTTTTGTTAACCGGAACAAACACATTAAATGCTGTGGGCCATTTTGGCATGATTGAAATAAGCAACGCTATGTCTTCTCATGACACCGCAACAGGCGCACTGACAGTGGTGGGCGGCGCTGGTATTGGGGGTAATGTAAACATAGGCGGCGTTGCAAATGTAACAGGAAATATTACAGGCGGCAATATATTAGGCAATGGTGCTGGGTTAACTGGAATTAATTCATTTAGCACGGTATCAGTCACTGGCGGAAATAGCGCAGTAGCCGACTCAATTGCTGATACACTTACACTAACAGCCGGCAGTGGAATTACATTAGTAATGAATTCTGCTACAGACACTTTAACTATTGCCGCCTCATCAGGTAGTGACATATTTGTTGATGGTGCAGATTTTGGACTCACAACAGAAACAGTAACAGCATCGGACGATTTGGGTCTGGTCACAGAAGTGGTTGATATACAATCCGATCTAGGATCTTTGGTAATATCTGGATTGATTTATCCAGATCAATTTGTTTTGCCAAGTTATACTACAAGTACATTGCCTAGTGCAAGTATAGCAGGATCCATGATATACGTTACCAACGATTCGGGCGGAGCAGTTCCGGCATTCTCCGACGGCACAAATTGGCGCAGGGTCACAGACCGTGCTATAGTTTCATAAATAGGATATAGGATTATATAATGAGTACACAAGTTCAATACAGACGCGGAACCAATGCACAAAATGCGGCATTTACTGGAGCATTAGCTGAAATCACAGTGGATACCACTAATGGTACTTTGCGTGTTCACGATGGTATCAATGCTGGCGGATCAAATATTGCTACAGTGAGTTACGTAACAGCGCAAATTGCTGCTCTCAGCGCCAACTCAATAACTGACGGTACTTCTAACGTAAAAGTATACAATAACGGAAACATAGCAGTCACAGTGGCTGGCACAGCCAACGTGGCAGTATTTACAACCACAGGAGTGACTGTTGGTACCGGAACTATCACCGGGGGGAATATTGAGAACGGTGGCTCTAATGGAGTAGGAAATATAGGTAGTTCAACAACCTATTTTAACACAGTGTTTGCCAAAGCAACTTCGGCTCAATATGCTGACTTGGCAGAGATGTATGTATCTGATGCTGCCTACTCGGCTGGTACAGTGGTTGAATTTGGCGGAACTCACGAAATTACAATCAGTTCAACTAGTCACAGCACAGCAGTAGCTGGTATTGTGTCAACTAACCCAAGTTACTTGATGAACTCAACGCAAACAGGTGAGTATGTACTACCGATTGCATTAACTGGTCGTGTTCCTTGTCAAGTACAAGGCCCAGTTCGTAAGGGAGATGTTTTGGTAGCATCAGCAACCCCGGGTGTGGCACAACGTATTGGAATGAATTGGCAACCAGGATGTGTGTTGGGTAAATCAATGGAAGTCATTGACTCAACTGAAATACGAACTATTGAAGTTGCTGTTGGACGCCTATGATCACAGCTAGATATAGATCAGACTATGAAGGTGAATTTATTATCACACAATCAGTTTGGTCGGCTGGCAAAAAACAACAAACAAGAGAATGGGTAGCTAACCCAATTGAAAATCAACACATCAGCGGCCGTGCAGTTTGCATTGCCAGCGATCATGACAGTACTGCATTTGACTATACAAGATTGCAACGTCATCGCGGTGGCTTGTTAGGATCAAAAAAACTACAGACTTATGGTCTGGGTTCTATTGCCAAAACAATGCGATTGGATTTTGCTCTAGAGACAGATGATAATATATTAACAGAATTGATAGAATCAAATTATCATGAAAGCAACATTGTTTACACCACACCAAAAAATTGTTTAAAATATCCAGGATTGTTTTATCTTACTCCTTACAACCCAGTGTTGGTCAAACATGCTATACTATTATATT